GGTTCGCGTAAACAAATCTCCGTTTATCGCCAAACCCGATTAGGGGGATCAAACATGGGCAGAAAAGCCAGACCAGTTGACGACCTTGAAGCAACCGGACGCTCACACCTGACCAAAGCCGAAAAAGAGCAGCGCCGGGAAAATCAGCTTCAGATCCCGTCTGACAATATCCTTGTCCCCGACTTCGTTCTTGATGAAGAAGCGGCATATGCCCTTTGGGAACACCTATCACCGCAACTCATCGAAGCAAAACTCCTAAACAATTTCACAGCGCCTGCCTTCGCCATCCTCTGCGACGCCTGGGCGAAGTACCGCGAAGCGTCTGAACAGGTGCGTGATCAGGGAATCGTAATCGAGCAGCACACGCAGACCGGTTCGAGGGATGTCCAAAACCCCGCTCTGCTTGTCATGCACAAAATGGCGGGGATAATCAAAACCTACTGCACAGAGTTTTATTTAACCCCTGCAGCATTGGCAAGTTATGAGAAAAACGCGGGCAAAGAAAAGCCGAAAGACGAATTTGGAGAACTGTTTGACGAAGATTGAGTGGTGAGGTGATGTGGATCCGGTAACACAATACGCGAACGATGTTCTGAATGGCAAAATCGTTGCCGGTAAGCTTGTCAAACTCGCCTGCAAACGGCACGTCAATGACCTGAAGCGACAGGGAACAAAGAATTTCCCATATGTGTTTGAAGAATCGAAGGCGCAGCGCATATTCAAATACTTCGGCTATCTGAAACACGTAGAGGGCGAACTCGCCGGGGAATACATCCAAATCGTTGACTTTCAGCAGTTTATCCTTGGCTCGATTTTTGGATGGGTATGCAAAACTACCGGTAGACGCAGATTCCGCAAAGCCTATGTCGGACTTGGGCGCAAAAACACGAAATCAACCATTCTTGGCGGTGTTGGTAGCTATATGACCGGTTTCGATGGTGAGTATGGCGCGCAGGTATATGCAACCGCCACCAAAAAGGACCAGGCGAAAATTGTTTGGAAGATCGCCAAACGGATGATCAAGACCAGTTCCGACCTTAAAAAGCGTTTCCGGATTCGCGATTCCGTTTCTGAAATCTTCCACGAAAAAAGCGAATCAATCTTTTGGCCGCTCTCCAAAGACGTAGACAGCATAGACGGCTTTAACCCGCATCTTGGCATTATCGATGAATATCACGCTCATAAAACCTCCGAAATGTACGATGTTCTTGTCAGCGGCATGGGTCAGCGCACTCAGCCGCTGTTGTTTATCATCACAACAGCCGGTTTCAACCTGTCAAGCCCATGCTATGCTGAATACCAATACTGCCGGAAAATTCTCGAAGGCACCCTTGAAAACGATGAGTATTTCATTTACATCGCCGAATTGGACGAGGATGACGACATCAAAAAACCGCGCAATTGGTACAAGGCCAACCCGATCCTTTACTCCACCCCGCGCATGATGGATTACCTCAAAGGCGAACTCCGCGCGGCATTGGACGATCCGCGCAAAATGCGGAACTTTCTCACCAAGAACATGAACAAGTGGGTAGATCATCGGGAATGCGGCTACATGGAGATGCAGAAATGGAACGCCTGCGGCGTTGACATCCTGCCTGACCCGACCGGGCGCGAGTGCTATGTTGGCGTTGACCTGTCATCGAAGATCGACCTAACAAGCGTAACCTTTGAATTTCCCTTTGATGAAAATTACATCGTCAAATCGCACTCGTTCATGCCGGAGGAAACCGTCGAGCGCAAACGCAAAACCGATAAAGTCCCTTACGAGATGTGGATTAAAGACGGTTGGATCACAGCCACACCAGGCGGCGCGGTTGACTATCGTTTTGTAAAACAGTACATTCTCGACACTGCTGCCGAAAAAGGGTGGCAGATCAAAGAAATCTGCGTCGACTCATGGGGGTTCGGGCAGATCGGAAATGACCTGATCGACGAGGGTTACACGCCGATTGAAATCGTGCAGGGAATGAAAACCTTGTCAGAGCCGACCAAAGACTTCCGCGATATGGTGTATAACCGCCGCGTTATTCACGACAAAAACCCTGTTTTGACTTGGGCGATGAGTAACGCAGTCACCCGCGAGGATCACAACTGCAATTTCATGCTCGATAAAAAGAAATCGGTCGAGCGCATTGACCCCGTAGCTGCAACAATGAACGCGCATGTGCGGGCGATGTTGAATATTGACAATACAAGCGTTTACGAAACACGCGGAGTATTAAGCGTTTAAGGAGGCTAAACATGTTTAAGCGATTCGCACAATGGATCAAGATAAGACTGCCCAGCGCAATGCGCAATTTAACGAGGATGCTTAAAAACATCAAATTATCGCCGGAATTTATCAAAGAAACCTGCCTTGTGGCGGGTTTTTTGATGCTTTTGCGCGGGTTGTGGCTCATTTGGCCGCCCGCCATGTGGATTATCGGCGGTGTTTGTCTGATGTGGTTCGGTCTGCCGGGAAAGCAGGTGGGGACTAAATGAGCCTGATAAGCGACATTCTCACTGAAAAACGCTCGGCACAATCAGACCTTTCCAACCCGCAGCAATGGCTTTTGGAGCTATTTGGCGGCAGAGAATCAAAGGCAGGAGTCAGAATCAATGCTGATATTGCCTTGCAGGTGTCCGCAGTCTTTGCCTGCGTGAACTGGATTGCCCGGACCATATCAGCCTTGCCCCTGCATCTGTACAAGCGTACCGATCACGGCAAGGACAAGGCGATCAATCATTCGATCTATTGGCTGTTACATCAGCTGCCAAACCATGAAACCACTGCTTTTGACTTTTGGCTGATGCTGCTCGTTAATCATCTGCTCTGTCCGGAAGCATATGCCTATATCGAGCGCGACGGCGGCGGGTTCATTACCGCACTTTGGAATGTGCCTTCAAGCAAAGTGAAAAAGTACCGCAACACAGCCACCAAGGAATATTATTACGGCGTGACGGACGACGAAGGGCACGAATTCAAAGTATACCCCGAAAACATGCTCGTCCTGCGCAACATGCGTTTTTCGAGCAAGGACGCAAGCATCGATCCGGTGCAAATCGCGCGGGAAGCGCTTGGTCTGAGTGTGGCACTCGAAGAATATGGCGCGCGCTATTTCTCAAACGGAGCAAATCCAAGCGGCATCGTTGAGGTTCAAGGCAAACTTTCGGATCAGGCTTTTGAAGCTTTCAAAAAAGACTTCCGCGAGAAATATGCCGGGGTTGCCAATACCAGCAAAGTCTTGTTTTTGGAACAGGGCAGCAAATACCAAAAAATCAGCAACACGCCGGAAGAATCCCAGGCGCTTGATTCTCGCAGGCATCAGGTGGTGGAGATTGCCCGTTTTTTCGGGAATGTTCCCCTGCATAAAATTCTCGATCTGAGCCGCTCGACAAACAACAACATCGAGCATCAGGCGATTGAAGCGGTTCAGGACTGCCTAACGCCGTACATGGTGCAGATAGAGCAGGAAATCAGCCGCAGCTTACTCTTACCGCGTGAAAGAACGCGGTATTTTGCCAAGTTCAGCGTTGCCGGATTGCTTCGCGGCGACATGGTTGCTCGCAAGGACTTTTATAACACCATGCTCCAAAATGCAGTCTACTCGCCTAATGATGTGCTTGAATTCGAGGACATGAACACCTACGAAGGCGGTGACATGCATATGGCAAACGGCAACATGGTTCCGGTTGAGCTTATTGCAGAACTCGCAAAAGCGCGGGCGAAGAAGATTGGAGGTGACAATGGAAATGCCGGAGGAAATGGAACTGCGAATAATTCCAAGTAGCGTAGAACTGCGCGAAAGCGAGGACGGCAAGCGCACCATCACGGGGTATGCAGTCAAATGGAATCAGCTTTCTGAAAAACTCGGCTATTTTTACAGGTTCCGCGAACGGTTCACCAAAGGCGCATTTACTGACAGTTTGAAAAACGACACCCAAAAAGCGCATTGGAATCACAACACCGACACCGTTTTAGGCAGCACCCGCAGCGGAACGTTGAAACTGTTCGAGGACGACACAGGGCTGAGGTTTGAAAATGACCTCCCAAATAACTCATGGGGCAATGACGCATACGAGAGCATCAAAAGGGGAGACGTTGATGGCGTCTCTTTTGCCTTTCGCAAAGAGGTTGAGGAATGGGACGAATCAGACCCCGATAACATCGTTAGGACAATCAGCAAGGCGAAGCTGAGGGAAGTTTCGCCCACCCCTTACCCCGCTTATCCGCAGTCAGAAGTGCAAGCCCGTAACTATGACCCGTACAAAGAGTACAAGGATTCTCAAGCCGGCGACAAGCCGGACGAGATAAAAGCCGCAACAAGAGCGGCCTATTCAAATTTGCGTAAAAAACTATTGGAGGTATGAAAATGAGCGCTGAAAACATCCTGCAAATGAAGCAGGAGAGAGCCAATCTCACCAAAGAGATCCGCGAACTCATGGACGGCGTTGAAAAACGCGACGGCGTTGAAACCGCCGAGGAAAAGGAAAAACGCTCCAAGATGGAAACCCGTTTCGACGATTTGCACAAGAAAATCACCGATGAGGAACGTCAGCTTGAACGCGAACGCCTTGCTGGTGAGACTCAAAAACAAATCGACGAGGGGCGCAAAAACGAAACCGATCCGGAAAAAGAAGTGCGGGCGGCTTTCAGCAAATTCCTTGTCGATGGCAGCAAGTCCGCATCGGAAGAAAGTTACCGCGCCTTGCAGCAGACCAATGCGACACAGGCGGGCTATTTGGTGGCTCCGCAGCAATTCGTTGCCGAACTCATCAAAGACATCGATAATGAGTTCATCATCCGCGGATTGGCTCGCAAATTCTCCTTGACCAAAACCCAAAGCCTTGGATTCCCGAAACGTACCGCGAGAATGGCGCGTGCCGTTCGTGGAAGTGAAATCCAGGCACCCACCGCCGACACCCAGCTCGCTTTCGGCAAGCGCGAGTTTTACCCGAAATGGATGACCGCAGAATGTCTCGTCAGCAAACCGCTTCTGCGCAACTCCGCGATCAGCGTTGATGACATCGTACGCGGCGAACTCGCTTATGCTTTTGGCGAAACACAGGAAATGGAGTACATGACCGGCAATGGCGCTAATCAGGCATTGGGCGTATTTACTGCCTCCAATGACGGCATCTCCACCGCCCGTGATGTATCGACCGGCAACACCAACACCGCGATCACCTATGATGGTCTGAAGGAAGCCAAATACTTCATGAAGGCCGGATATTGGCCGCGTCTGCGCTGGGTATTCCACCGCGATGCCGTCAAAATGCTCGCCAAAATCAAGGACGGCGAAGGGCGTTACATGTGGCAGGATTCCGTCCGTGTTGGCGAACCCGACATCCTGCTTGGTTTCCCGGTACACATGAGCGAATACGCGCCGAACACCTTCGCGAATGGGCTTTACGTCGGAATCCTTGGCGACTTCGGCAAATATTGGATCGCCGATTCGCTGGCCATGGAAATCCAAGTGTTGGCCGAACTCTACGCCCGAACCAATCAGGTTGATTACATCGCGCGTCTCGAAAACGACGCCATGCCCGTACTCGAAGAGGCCTTTGTCCGCGTAACCCTCGCCCCGTAACCTAGCGTGTCGGGCGGTCTAATTGGCCGCCCTTTTAAATTAACAAAGGAGGACGAATAAATGCTTTCCTTACTTAAAGAGTGCCAGATCATTAAAGTTATGGATTCCCAGGCAGCGGGCGTAACCGATCCCGCAAGCGACATCGTGGACACTGCAGGATTTGAGGGTTGTTGCTTCATCTGCAAACTCGGCACAGTTGTTGATGCCGCCGCGGTTTCAATGGCTGTGCAACAGAACACGGTCAACAATGCCGCGGGCATGGCAGCTTTAACCGGCGCAACCGCCGGAATCGCCGTTGCCGTTGCTCTCACTGATTCCGAGCAGTCCCTTGTCGTGGACGTTTACAGACCGCGCGAGCGTTACCTGCGCGTAGCCATTGCCCGCGATACCCAAAACTCCGAAATCGATGCGGTATATGCCATCTTGTATGGCGCGACCAACATCCCGGTAACTCAGCCGACAACCATCGCTGCATCTGCTCATGTCGTCAGCCCCGCTGAGGTCTAATTAATGGGCGGCTAATCCCCGCCCTTTCTGAAATGGAGGGAAATCAATGACATACACCGCAAAAGTACACATGAACGGTCCTGATGAGCAGGTCGTCGAGTCAGGCGGCTCGATGGACATCAAAAGCGGCGGTTCGCTGAAACTCGCCGGAACGGCGTTAACCCCTTCCGCTGCGCAGATCAATGCGCTTTCAAACGCCTTTGCCATTACTGCCCTTGACGGAACCGCTGGCAAAAAAGCCTGCGTTACAAATGGGATCAGTTTGATCACGGGCGGGGCGGGCATCGCCGACATGAGCCTCGCCGCTCCTGCGGTCGGCAACATTGCCACCATTAGAATCGGCAGCATCACAGGCGGCAGTGTGGTCGTTAAAACCGCCGCAGGCGTAACAATCGACGGCACGGAGATGAACACCATCACCTTTGATGCCGCCAATGAAGCGATTGTCCTCGTTTACGGCGGTGCAAACCGCTGGAATACCTGGCTAAATATCGGCGGTGTTGCACTGTCCAAGGTTTAGGGTGGTGGTCAAATGTATATAACCCACTATGTAGTCAATGTTCAGACCAACGCGACGGGCGACGGGATCGGCTATACTGATACCCCTGTTAACGGATTCATCCGCGCGATCCGCTATGTCAAACCGACAGCAGGCA